AGAGCAACTGAAGCAAAAGTATGCAGAATTTCATTTTGAAATTAAAAGGACGAAAGAACCGAAAGTTTATAAAAAAAAATTCGGTAAAGACGTCCGCGCAAAACGCAAACCCCGAACTATTAAAGATTTTTTAAATGGCTAAAACAAAAAAAACAGAAGAGTCTAAAGGATTGAGCCCCAATGAGTTAATGGGTTCTTTCTTAAAGAACAACCTCAAAGATCATTATAATTTTGAGGACGATCACGACTATAAAGTTTCCAGTGGAAGCTTGGTGGTGGACTATGAACTGGGAGGGGGTTTTGGACCCGGCCTTCATCGGTTCACCGGTATTAACGAAGGGGGGAAAACCTCTGAGGCGCTAGAAGTTATGCGTAATTTTTTGAAAACTGTTCCCAAGGGGCGTGGTTTTTACATTAAGGCAGAAGGGCGCTTGACCAACGAGATGAGAGCAAGGTCGGGAGTAGACTTCGTTTTTGACACAGAAAAGTGGGCTGACGGCAATTGTTTTGTTTTTGAATGCAATATATACGAGACGGTAGTGGAAGCCCTTAGAATGCTTGTAGGGAAGAATGCGGAGGGAACAAAATATTGCTTTATTTTAGATTCGGTGGATGGTCTTATTGCCAAAGGTGATATGGACAAACCCTTTGTAGATTCCAAGAAAGTTGCAGGGGGGGCGGTTATTGCTTCGGATTTTATGAAGCGAGTGAGTATAGCCTTGTCCAAGCGTGGTCATATGGCTATTTTTGTTAGTCAGGTTCGTGCGGATATCAAACTTGACCCTTATAGCAAGGCTCCAGTTAGGCAAACTTCGGCGACTGGAGGTAACGCTTTGTTACATTTTGCTCATTTTATATTGGAGTTTGAGCCATGTTTCAAAACAGACCAGATTCTGCAAAAGCAAAACGAAAAATATGACCCAGAGAAAAACAAAATTATTGGTCGCTATGCTAAAATCACCGTCAAGAAGAGCCCCAACGAGAAAACCAATTCTGTAATTCAATATCCCATTATTTATGGTCGCGTGGGAGGCCGTAGCATTTGGGTAGAAAAAGAAATTTTGGACATGATGTTTCTTTGGGACTTGGCTGTTAAAAAAGGCGCTGGATGGATTGAGTTTGATGAGGATTTTTTAATAATGCTATCCGAAGAAGGCATCGAATTCCCCCAGAAGATCCAAGGGGAAAACCAGCTTTCTAAATTTGTGGAGGAAAACGAGAAAACCAAGGAGTTTTTATTAAAATATTTTAAAAAAATGCTAACTTCTAGCTATGGTGTTTAAAACTTTATTCGGTTCAACAAAAAAAGTTAAAGCCGTCCGTAAATACCTCATCGATTGGGATTCTAAAAGTAGAAGCAAAGTACAAAACTCTGTTAAAAAATATTTAAAAAAATATTGGCTTAACGATATAGTGTTTGAGGAGTTTCCCTTGGTTGGTAGTCGCATGACTTTTGATTTTTATAATGCCACTCAAAATATCGTGCTTGAGGTACAAGGCAAACAGCATACCAAGTATATACCGTTTATGCACGCCAACAGTAAAATTAATTATTTAAAACAGCTAAAAAGAGATCAGGACAAATTAAAATTTTGTGAATTGAATTCAATTGATTTTGTAGAATTTTTTCACGGTGAAAATCAATTGAGTGACCTCGACAAACTGTTAGACTTGTCAGCTTTTTAGTGTAAAATATAGAGTAATGGCAGAACTTGACGAGGAGTTTAATCCCAGTAAAATTTTTAGTGTTCCTGAAAGTTTTTTAGATAAAATGTATGAATTCACAGGGAACGGTGAAGATGGTGGTTTTATTTTGGCGTATGTTAATCAGCAAGGGAAGCCTATGATACAGTGTAAAATTAGCTCTCAAATTATAGAGATGGGATTACGCAAAGCTTTAGAAAAATTTTTAGGAGATATGGAACTCGGAGAAAAAACAGCTATTGAAGATGACTGTAATGATCCTGAAGGTTTTGCTTGACAGTTTTTTGGCTGGGCTTTAGTCTGCGTTCTGTATGATTCATTCTCTTGAGTTAGAGCAACACCTTCTTGGTGCTTTGATAAGACACCCCGATCAATATGGTGACGTTGCCGGTTTCATTGACATTGATGATTTTTATGCGGACGACAACGAAGTTCACCGAACGATTTTTTTGGCGTTGCGTCAGTGTTTGGAAAAAGGCGAGCCGATTGATGTGGTAGTACTTTCCGAGCGCATCAAGTCTTTTAATATAACATTTTCACAGGAGATCGATATCACCGAATATATTTATTCTCTTTCGCTGCGCTCGGTGGCCGCAAACCAAGTGTTACAAATCGCCCAAGACCTTAAAAAGTTTACCATTCGGCGCACTATTTATGAAGCGGCAAAAAAAGTCGGAGATAAGGTCAAACACATTTCGCCTTCCGCTTCATACGCAGAAATTATAGATGCTGCTGACGAGACATTTAATAATCAAATTAATTTTTTTGACAACGGTCCGGACAGGCCCGTTAATATCTTTGACGAGATGGAGGCTTTTATTGAGGACAAGGGAAATGATCCTCAAGAAGAGTACGGATTATCAGGTCCCTACAAACGAATGCAAGAACTTTACGGGTCTCTTTTACGCCCCGGTAATATTACGGTTATTGTGGCTCGCTCAGGGGTGGGAAAAACTCGTTTATGTTTGGATTTTTGTACCAAGGTGGCGCAAATGCACGATATTCCAGTGTTGCATTTTGATAACGGTGAGATGAGTAAGGAAGAATTGATAGTCAGGCAATGTTCCGCTTTAAGCGGGGTAAGCCCATACCATCTTGAGACGGGCTTGTGGAGGCAGCTAGGAGAAGGCGCTGTCACAAAAGTACGACAGGTTTTTAAGGATTTGCGCGAAAAGAAAATTAAACTTTATTATTATAACGTAGGAGGGTACACTGTGGACAAAATGATTGCCGCGTTGCGGCGGTTTTATTATTCTAAAATAGGTCGCGGCAACCAGATGATTTTTTCTTTTGATTATATCAAAACTTCTTCAGAGTTTCAAGGAAGTAAGTCCGAGTGGCAGGTGGTAGGCGAAATGGTAGATAAATTTAAAAGAACAATCCAAAAGGATATTTGCGTGGACGGTACCCCCTTGATTCCAATGATCACTTCGGTGCAGAGTAATAGGTCAGGGGTTGTTAACAACCGTCGTGCAGAAAATGTAATAGATGACGAAAGCATAGTGTCTCTTTCAGACAGAATTACTCAGTTTTGTTCTCATATGTTTATTTTGAGAGAAAAGACCTTGGACGAACGAGAGAGCGAGCCCGACTTTGGCACACACAAAGTAATAAAAATTAAAGCACGCCACCTTGGCAAGAACGCCGCTCGCGCGATAGACCCCGTTAGGATGCCTGACGGCTCAATGCGACAAAATGTAATTCATTTTGATGTAAACGCTTTTTCCGTGAAGGAAGTGGGGGATCAGCGTGATCTCGTGGAAGCACTGCAAGCTCAGTGGGAAATGAACGAACAGCCCGTAGCAGATGGAATACCCGAACTTAGAATCGACTGATATTAAAGAAACCTTAGACAGTCTTGGTTTTAAACTCCAAGACCGGGGGTCTTTTTGGCATACCTATGCTGTGTGGCGCAACGGAGATAACCCCACGGCCATACAAATATACAAGGATAGTGGTGTGTGGAAAGATTTTGTGGAACAGACCTCCCATCAGCCTTTTTATCGCCTTGTAGCTAAAGTATTAGGAACCAAAGACACAAAAATACTTTCTAAATACATTAAACAACATGGCACATCAGTTAATTTTGAACAAGAGAGAGATACCAGAGTTAAAATTAAAATGGACAAAACCTACCCCACCTCTACGCTAAAGAAGTTACTTCCTCACCATAAGTTTTATTTGGACAAGGGGATTTCCCTTAAAACACTTCGGCTTTATCAAGGAGGCTACGCTACCACCGGTAAAATGAATGGGCGCTATACCTTTCCTATTTTTCAAAAAAACGAACCGCAGCATATCATCGGGTTTACGGGCAGGGCGTTACGACACAAAGCACACTCTTACGAACGCTCTCCTAAATGGAAACACATAGGACAACGCCGCAATTGGCTCTACCCTTTGTATTTGCCTGTCGATGAAAGATACCCCTTTTTTCAGAATATTGTCCATAAGAGAGAGGTGATTATAGTGGAGAGCGTGGGCGACAGTTTAGCTTTAACGCAAAATGGTTTTTCAAATCATTTTGTTACATTTGGACTGGACGTAAGCCCCAAGCAAATTTGCGAGCTTGTGACCCTTAATCCTTCTAAAATTATTATTTCTACCAATAATGATTTCCATTCGCCCTCTAACCCCGGACAGACGGCTGCCATCAAACACTTTCTTAAGTTGAGTGAATTTTTTGATGTTTCTAAAATTTTTATTAATCTCCCTAAAACTAATGATCTTTGTGATTTGCACATGGAGAATGATTTTAACTCATGGAGCGACAAGGAACTTGATCACCGCAAACAACTAGAATTCATTATAAAAACTCTGGAATCAGAGCGCGGCAAACGTATCATTAATAACCCAAAGAGGTTAAGCTCCAAAATATCTTTTCTACAAGAGTATATTACTGATTAAATTTTATATGTCCTCTCCCCAAGTTAAACTTTCGGCAAGCCGACTGAAGACAGCTAAGACTTGTAGTTGGCTTTATTGGGCCAAATACCACATGAAGTTGCCAGATAAAACCAATGAGGGGGCAGCTCGAGGTACCATTTGTCATCTTGTTTTTGAATGTTTGGGAAACCCCCGTCATCTCGGCAAGTTTAAAAAAATAATTAAACAGAGTGATATTTTTACAATACCGGGAATAGAAAGGCTCGTGCGTAAACACGCGTTGCCCCTTGGCGTTGACGACGATGACAACATAGAAATGATTAAGGAGATGGTGCTGGCTGGCTTAAAGCATGATTTTTTTGGTTCCAAGAGGGGAAAGCCCACCGAGGAACATTCTGAGTATGAGTTTAATTTGCGCATCAAAGATGACACCAAAGATTATTGCATTAAAGGGTTTATTGATAGGCTGTTTTTGTACAAGAAAAATAACTCCGTAATAATAAGGGACTTCAAAACTAGCAAGCAGGTTTTTAAGGGTGAGGAAACAACAAAGAACCTGCAAGATTATATGTATTCTTTAGCTGTGCGCCACCTCTTTCCCCATTATAAAAAGAGGTGCAGTGAATTTTTATTTTTAAAATTTGATTTAAATTCAAAAGGCACATTAAAGATGAAAAAGTTGAGTGATAAAAAGCTTGATGATTTTGAAATCGAGTTAAGTCAAACTCAAAAATATTTAAACAATTTTAGTTTGCGACAAGCTCGGTCTGCTTACGCGGCAGACAAGCCTCGCCCCAAGGATGGAAGCTTTGGTGGTCAAATAGTTTGTGGGTTTGCTAGATATCGCGGTCAACCCAAAAAGGATGGGACGCCAATGTGGCATTGTTTATATAAATTTCCTTTTGATTATTACGGGCTGT